TTCTTTGTCTTAGGTTCTTCAATCACATTACCTTGATTTGCTTTTAAGAATTCAATCATTTGGTTTTTGTATTGAGTATCATCACCGTCTAATTGTGTTAAGAACGATTCAGTATCTGCGTTTTGAATAATCTTTTGTTTAACTAAAACTTGTTTCTTTTCTTTTTGTATTCTTCTTATAAACGCATAGTATATAATTTGTGTAAAGTAAGCAAATGGGTTCTTAGATTTTTCAGGATTAAAATTATCCATATACTGTAAACAGTTTTCTATACCATCTGATATCATATCGTCTCTAAATGTATAGTTAATAAAGTTAGGTCTATAAGCTAAATGATTAGCAATCTTTAAAAAACATTCACCAATATAGTTTGTTACCAGTGGTCGTTTTCTACCAGAGTCTTTAGCCTTTATAACCTTAGTACGAAACTTAGTCATTTCTTCAAGAAACTTTTTATTATCTACATAATGTTGGGTTACTTTTTTCTTCTTCATAATTTAATTCCTAATGTTATTAAAATTCCTAGTAATAACATAATTATAATTAGTAATTCAAGTGCCATAAAAGTATGATACCAAATCCATCTAGTCTTATATGCGTTGTCAATAGATAGTTCATCTGGATCTGGTTCTTTATAACCAGTGATATCTGTTTTCGGATTTTGTTTCCAAAGTATATTAATCATTCTCTTAAACATAACACTATTATAACATGGATAACGCTAAAGGTCAAGCATTAATTGTACTCCGTCATAATTATTTACCCATATATTATCAGGCGTTGTATGTGAGATCCAACCTGTCATTATATATTTTTCTTGCGTTGGTGATACTACGCCTTGGTGCATATGAGTCCAATCTGATGGCCATATGACAGTTTTTCCTTTAACTGCATTAATTTTTGTGTCTTGATGTTTAAAATATGTGCCACCTTTATCTGTTACCGTATTTAAATATGTCATAAAAACTAAATGTCTATTAATATAAGGTTGAGCAGATCCACTTCTTTCACAATGAAGATTAGGGTACCCTCCACCTGGCGGATAGTATTGTAGATTAATACCTTCTTTTATTTGACTTAGATGTTCTGCTGAGTGAGGATAGTCTTTAGCATATTTATCCATACAGATTTTTAATTCAGACAAGTATAGCCATAGTATATTGTAGAAAGGTAATATCTGTGGAGATAGCTCATGAGAATACATTATAGGGGTAGTGAATGTTAAATCTATTGAATCTTTTATACCTTTTTCAATTCTAGAGTCATAAGAACCAACTTTGCCTGGCATTTTTGAATACCAGTGTTGATGATTTGTGCCTGGTACAAACACATTAGGTTGATCAGGAGTTTTATGAAAGAAATCTATAAGTCTATCGCATACAGACTCATCTATAAAATATTCTCCTATAAAACTAGGACTAGTGCTTGACATAATGTGGTTGCTCTGTTATAATACCCTTGTGGGTCCCTTCAGATTAGTGTAGTGTTTTGCTACCTGGTTCAGGATTAAACATTTCATAATCTTCTTCGGACAATTCTTCGTCTATCCCTAACCTCTCGAGCATTTCTGCAGCTCGTTTTATATCTTGATCTGTTAGGGGCGTTTTTTTAATTTTAGCTCGTGCCTTAACCTTCTCTATTATAACCCTATAATAGGATTTCATATCTTCAGCTACATTACATATAGTTATAATTCTCTCTTTTGGTATAGAGAATACACTATCATTTGCAAATTGCATCCAAGGTCTTAGTGATGTAAAATCTTCCACCATACCAATACCTATTGCTTTACTATTCAATAGTATTTCTAGTGGGTCAGTAATTCTTAGAAATAATGATTCTTCATCCGTTAGATTGATATTGCCTATCAATTCAGAACCATCGGATAACTTTACAATTCTTAAAGAGTTTTGTTTTGTCATACTATAATATTTATATTGGTTGAAATTTGTGTTTTAGGATTAGTTTGATATATGGCTCTATGTGGTGTTTTACCATCAAAAATTATAAGTCTATTCGATACCTTATCAATTTTTCCTCGGCCTTTAACATATGTTCCGCCATCAGATTCTCCTATATTATATATCAATGTTAAATAATCTTGTTCTACATCATGGTCTATATGTGTACCTGCTGTATTATCAGTTTCAGGCCACCAAGTATATAAATTAGTTTTTATATTGATAATCTTTTTTATATCAAACTTATCTAAAATAGGTTTACACATTATATTCCAGTAAGGTTGAGAGGTATTAGGTTTATCTGTTGGGCTTATAAATCTTGAATCATAATTTTGCCTTGACATCTCTTCATCACCATGAAACCAATGTTGAAATAATACTGATTTATGTTGCTTGGCAAAAACATCATTTTTCTTTGTGTTGTAAGACCACTTAAAGTCTGTACTATACACCAGGTCATATTGTGCCTGCCATTCTTCCTTTGTAAGAAAATTATCTATTACTTCAAATCTCGACATTATGTATCTCGTATTCAAACTGTTCTTCGTTATATATCTTAACTCTTTCCTCAAAGTGCTTAAGAGTGTAGTTCATTCTCTCATTATGAGTGAGATCATCTGATATATCGTAAAGTTTAGCGTGAGTTTTAGAGTCGCCGAGCCTTAGCCCACGACCAATAGATTGTAGGTTTCTTATACGAGACTTACTAGGACTTGCGAATACAACATTGTGTAAATTCCTAATATTAATGCCAGTGGAGAAAGTTCCATAACTAGCGATAATAATAGCGTCAGATTCCTTTTCAGTAATCGCCCTAACTTCTTCCCGTTCAGCAGCCGATACGCCACCGTGGATAAAAAATACTTTTCGTCCATCTTTTACTTTGTCCTTTATTAGATTATATAGTATCTCACCGTGTTTCTCTACTAGTTGGTAAAGGCAGAGTGTATTACCAGTAGCTCGAACACACAGATTACGAATGAAATTATTTCGAACCTGTGACCCGACAATGTACTCAATTTCTTCTTGATAACTTTTGTCATATAGATACTTACTATCTTCTTTCTTGTGTTTTAAAATTAGACATCTTATAGTTAGATTAGCAACCTGTTTTCTATCAATTAAGTCTTTGGTTGTCGTAACCTTATTTGCAATACCAAACAAACCTTCTAATACTAACTTATGTGTTAGTGTACCATCGAGGGTCCCAGTCAGACCGATCCTGTACTTACAATTAGCAAGTTTAGTCATAATGGTCGTTAATGATTTACTCTTAAATAAGTGAGCCTCATCTCCGAACACTGCCCCAAAATCAGAAAAAAATTCGTTTGACATATTATATATGCTTTGCCAAGTACTCACCACGATCTTTTTGGTTGTCATCTTGTCATACTTCGCATATATTCGGTCCACATTCTTTACAACATTGTATCCATACGATTTAAAGTCGCCGTACATCTGTTCTACGAGTGAGGTTGTGGGTACAATAATTAGTACACGATTCTTCTTTTCATCTTTTAATAAGTGTGCATAGTATCTAAGTAAAGCATAGATGATAAATGACTTACCACTGGCAGTTGGACTAACTAATAATGTTCTATTGAATTTTAGTGCTGTGTGTACAGCGTCAACTTGATAATCTCTTGCTTCAAATTTTTGACCTAGATTATTACAAAACTTTTCTACTATATCTCTATCTGTTTTATTGATAACCCCAACCCCTGGGCCAGCAACTATTGATAGGTCTCGTTCTTCAGCGTATTGTTTTATATAAGGGTACAACCCTAGATACATTTCTTTTGTCTTTTGAGAAAACAATCTGATCTTACCATCCCATACTCTATTACGATAGGCAGGCATAAACTTAAACCCAGGAACTTCGAATGTAAAAAATTCAGATAGTTCTCTTGCAACATTAGGTTCAGCGTCTATTGTTAAATAGACATCATTTTTTTTCTCAACTATTAGGGTCATAAAGCGCCACTAGTAAATCTTCTCCACTCGATTGCGTTCTTTATTGTAAACGATCTATTGTTTATAGTTCTTAATACTTGTTCTAGATAGTAAACTATAGCCTCTTGATATGCCATTTTAGCCTGCACTTTTTGTAAATCTTCATCAGCATTAATATAGTAGTGTACATCTGCCTTTAATACTTTTAAATCAAAAGGTTTTTCTTTATATACTTCAGGATCAGATTTACCTGTATAGTATTCCCACTTCTCTCGTTGTAAAGTCTTTTCTTCCCATTGAGATTTCTTCAATAGTAAGTTAAACTTATTATAGTATTGTAGGTATTTGTTATGTAAGATTGGTGTTTTTAAAGATTCAGTATCTAATTCAGTATCATCAATAACTAAATCTTTGTCGGCTTGAGCCTGTATTTCGTCTAATGTCATAATAATATTATATCACCTTTTAGGTGAAAAGTCAAGTGTTATGTTGTACTTATTTGATTTATTGTATATCCAAGATAATTAAAACTTGCAGTACATACCACATAATCAACATCTGTGCCACCAACATTATAATCTAAACCAGATATACTTGTTGGATAAATATTTTTAAATCTTATTTCAGTTTTTACTATGTTTTTACTATTGAGTATTGATATTGTTGCGTCTGAATAAGTTCCTGATTCAGGTACAGGTCTAGTAACCGAGTCAGTATTTGTAGGTTTAGCTTGTGGGGGATTACCAGAGGCTAATAGTGTTGCAAACTCATCGTGGGATTCTGCAAACCCTAAGCGTGATATCCATTGATGTAATTCATTGAAGTTATTTAAATTCTCATCTACTAAAAACGATATGTTTAGTGGGTCAAAAGTTAATTT